ATTTTACGCTTTCTTTTACTGTGTATCTTTTTTCTGAAGTAATCATAATTTTAAAGTTTTTTTGTTGTCATTTAATCAAATCCTGACACGAAGATACAAACACTTTTTAATATTCAAACTATTTTTATAAATATTTTTATAAATTTTTTAAATTTATTGAAACACACCGCCCAGACATACCAGCTGCAAAACGTGTATTACTTCGACGCGATGCACCTTTAAGCCTTAATAATATAGTGTTCCATGATATTTGCCAAGGTGTGCCGCTTAGAACTTTTTTTACATAAACAGATGTATTTAATATTAAAAGGTCATCATTTATAACGCGAATTCCTAAACGCATTAACCTTTCGTTTGCTTCAGCTTGCGATGGTTTAACACTTGGCTGATAATTATGCGCGTATTCTACTAATTCGCCAATAGTTTTTGTGCCTACATAGTTTTCAGTTTCAATGCGAATTTCTTGACTTAAAATTTGCTGCAAACATCTTTGTTCATCTGTCAATTCTTCTTTGTCTTCTTCATATTTTCTTAAATCTAATATTGTAGCCGCTTCTTCAAGTGCCTGTTCATTACTAACTATTTTATCATTCCAAGTATGCCACCAACCGCCAAGTAAAGCCCCAAATTGGTCACCAACTGCCCTATCTTCAGTTAATAATGAAACTGCATGTGTAAATATTTTAATGCTTTTCATGATATTATCTGCTAAGTTTAGCATTCGAGCCTGAAAGCGCTTTCCAAAATCTTCAAATATTACGTTATTTCTTAGCTTTTCAACTTCGCTAAATGTTAACTGATTAGGTAACTTTTTAAGTTCTAAAACACAAAACCTACGCTTATCAGAATCATTTACTAACTGTGGGTTAATGCTTACAAACAAAAAACAGCTTCTTACAAAATAATCAATAGCCTTTCCATCTTTGCCACCTTTTGCAATTGCAGGGCTTTTTTCACTACTAGCCGCCCTTGCTAATCCGATTATTTCTTGCATCCTTTGCGCTGCCCTTTCATCATTGCCCTCACCCTCATCAATAGTTACCGGTAAAGCATCAGAATTTAGTTTTTGCCTTACAGCTGGCTCGGTTGCCGCTGTGCCTTGTACACTTACAGCAATGTTTCCGATAACTTCATTTATTACATTTTCTAAAACCCATGATTTACCGTTGCCACGTGGTCCCGTAATCCAAACGTGAGGACGCCATTTTAATATTCCTGAAATCGGTGCTAAAGCTAACCAGCCTGTTAATAACATTGCATCCGCTTTAGTTTGCCAATTTAGCTTACTTAATAGCTTTGGCAGCATTGCAGATTCACCATAAGAAAGCGGATTTTCAATAGGCATATCTATGCTTTTATTATACACATAGGTATAATTAGTGTCTAAGCTGCCTAGTCCAAATCTATTTTTATCTTGAATAAGTTGTTGCCCTGCATGAAATACAACGCCGTTTTTTTCTAGCCATGCACCCCGACCGCGTATGTTATCAGTATTGTAAAATCCAACGTGATTGCAAAAATTTATCAAATAGTCTGATGCTGTAGTTACATCATAATTACTATTATCACGGTTTGGAAAACTTTGTAGCCAAAATTCAAGTGGTGCTATACTTAGCAAATTATTTTTATTTAGTCCTGTAGCTTTAAACTTTACTATCGACATAGTTGAACGTATGTAGAAATAATAAAGCATTTGCCCTTCTTCAGTTCCCCAGCCTAATGGTCTGAAATAACCACCTATAAAACCCTTTTTGTCAGTTTCAGGTGCTACAGATTGTGCGCGTTCGGCTTTTGGTTTTTTGGTTTGTTGTTTGGGTTTTTGTTCCCAGTCAATAAGTTTATCTTGTTTCATTGTCTAATGATTTGTTTACCAACATTAAATTGTTTTATTTTTGCCATGTGACTTTTTACAGTTTCAAAAACGTCTTCAGTATCATTCATAATTGTGTTAATCATTTCAACTGATACTTTTATTAGTTCGCGCTGTATGTGTTTTTGAATTAGTAATCTTGCATGAACTTCAAGATTTGCACTAGATGCAACTCGGTTTGTCATTTCAGCTAAATAAGCAGGCCCACCGCATTGATATTTCAATTTTTCTGCTACAGTTATTATGTCACATTTTTCAAGCGAACTGCAAACATCAAATATTTGTTTGTGATTTTCAAAATAAAAATGCTCTGATTTTAAAAAACTTACTTTATCTTTTGCATCAGATTCAATTAGAATAGCACCAAGTATTATCTGTTCTAAGTCTTTGCTATGTGGAAAAATGATTGATTTTTCAAAAATGCTTTGTTCCTTTTCTTCAAGTGCTAAAATGATGTTTTGCAAGGTCAATAGTTGGCGTTCTTTAAGTTGCCTATAATTTTGACGCTTAGTGTCATCTTTGATGTAAGCATCCATTTTTAGTGCTTCATCTTTAAGTTCTGATAGTAGGTTTTCCGCTTCGGTGGTCATGTGTTATTTTAAAATTATTAAGAAATATAGTTAAACTTGCGCAAACATTTGTGTTATACGCAAGCACTACATTTCGTTTCCAAAGAGAGTTTGCGTTTCAAATTTTTTATTAAAATCTCCCACCCTCTTTAAAATAATATCGTAATACTTTTGTTCCTTTTCCATTACTATAAATTGTCGGTTCGTGTTTAGACAAGCGATTGCTGTTGTTCCGCTACCTGCTGTAAAATCTAAAACTATTTCGTTCTCTTTTGTATAAGTTTTTACTAAGTATTCGATTAGTAATTCAGGTTTTTGAGTTGGATGTAAGATGTTTGTGTGTTGGCTTTTAAAGTCTAAAATATTTGATGGATTTTTTTTATCCTTCCCGTGTAACAACTCGCTTTTATATTCGCCACTCGCCATATGTTTTAATCCAGTAGTAAAACCACCCATTTTATAGTTTCTTCTGCTTTTCGTTGATGCTGATGCTTCTTCGTATATTGGATAGTAATTTACCTTTCCTTTGCCAAAAACACTTATTATTTCTGTATATTTTAATGGTTGATATTTTGAAATTTGAAAATTTCCACACCTACTTTTTTTCCATATCCAATCATATTTGTAGTTTTTAATATTACTCATTCGTAAATTACTGCTAAATGGCTCACTTCCAAACAAAAGTATTGCCCCATTTGGTTTTATAATTCTGTTAAGTTGTTCCCACATTAAGGTAAAGTCTATAATACTATCCCACTTGCAAGATGTTGTTCCGTAAGGTGGGTCTGTAATTATAGCATCAATACTTCCGTTTGGGATGTCCTTCATAAGTTCCAAACAATCACCTAATAATATTTCTTTTTTGCCCTCGCTCATTTTAATAAAAAATTTGTTTATCGTTTCAATTTAAGTTTATCGTTTAATCAACCGTGCCAGCGTATAACAGCGGTTTGGCGGCATTAAAACGACCGCCAAGCCGCATAACGTTATCATATCTCATCCGCTTTAAAGTCTTCATCAACCCAGCGCAAAATTTCACCGATGCCGCCCGATTTTCTGACTTGTTTAATAAAATTGATTTGTTCTTTTGTTGCTTTTCCGCTTAGGTTTTTTACTTCAAGGGCTGTAAATATAGCAATTTTTTGACCTATCATATCTTTAGTTACAATTATTTCAGTCCATCCGATTAAATCAGAACTACCTACACAAAGCCCAAAACTAATAGGTCTAGGGTCTGAAAGCATAATCATGCCATTTACAATTCCGCGCCTGCCTTGGTATGCTGTTCCGGTATTGTTTCGAAATAAAATACCTTGTTTGCTGTGTTTAGCTTGCAGGGCTTTGTATAGGTTTTGCTCTTTCATATTATCTATCTACTATTACTATTGAAACAGGATATTGTTTTAATGCTTTAAGGTAGTTTTCAACAAATGGCACAAAACCATTATAACTACCCCATCCGTTTTCAGGATTAAACTTACTAAAATAATCAGGTCTATTTTTTAGCAAATCTAAACCTTCTTCAATAATATCTATTATGTCACTTGCAATAATAGTTACTGAATCTTCAAATTCCCATTCTTTTTTATAATCTTCATTAGGTACATAATCTTTATGCAGCTGATATGGGCGCCACAATGCTTTATATAAACCAGCTTGTTCAGCCATTACATTAAGATTATGTGTTATGTTTGCACTATATAATTCTTCTTTTTCTTCATGAAAATTAAGCATGTCATAACTTACATATTTTATTCTGTATAATCCAACATCTAAACTCATGGTAATCTTTTTTTACTTTTTGGTGAACATCCAAGCCAAAAACTATTGAAAAATTGCTTTCGCTTCCATCCTTTGACTTTAAATTCATCTAATGTTTTTTCGCAAATATCTTTCATTACATCATCGTCACATTCATAATCTAAATACTTTATGACTTTTTGCCCTAATTCGTTAGTTTCGGCTTCAGCTACTAAATGGTCAAAATCTGCAGGCGGTTCGCTAACTGCATAAACGCGCCTGTAAATTTCTAAAAGTATTTCGTAATCTGTTAATTTTTTCCTAGGCATTGTTCAAATTTTTTAAGGTAATTTAATGTACTTTGTTTTTTATGTCCATTTGGTCCGCCGTTCCACATTCGTGCAAGTTCACCTAAATTTGGATATTTACCGTATTTTTGTGCGTATGTGTAACAATTTACTCCCATAGCTGCCCAAAAAACGTGCTGCGCTTTTGTAGAATCAAACATGTCTTTGTGCTGATAATTTAATAGGTCTTGTAATCCCGAACCTTTAACGCAAACAGCGTGCATCTGATACCTGCCAAAAGCCCTGCCGCTGTCACCTATTAAGCTATCTGTATTTAGCGTTTCAATATGCCCAATAGCATTTATAAAATCGCTGTCAGTATCGCAGGTGTCGCGTGTTATGTAAACCGTTTTAATAATTACTTCGGGTTCTTGTTTTGGTTTATTGCAGCCAAATAAAACGGCTACTAAAATAATAAATGCTGTTAATTGTTTCATACTAATTGTTTTTTTTCAACGGGTATAAAGCCTGTTCCTGTGCCTTCATTACCCATCATTTTTAAGAAATCTATTTCAACTTTTGCTGAATGAATTATCGTGTCTGCAAGTTTAGATATTGCCTTAGCTTTTGCAGTTTCTTTTTCAACATCTGATTCATCATCCATTAACTTTTCAATTTGCTCGAATAGCAGGTTTCTAAGGTCTTCAATTTTGTTTCGTGCCATACTTTTTGATTGCTTTATTAAGTTTTTTTAATGCTCTAATTGTTTGTTGTAATTCTTTTGGATGCCTATGTATTGTGTTTAATCGCATGTTTTCAGCATAACTAATAAGCATCAAATTATTTATATCATATTTGTTTAAAAATGGATTTTTAACCCTAACTACATGCCCTTTTGGTACTTTGCCATGTACTGATTCCCATATTAAAATTTCTTTACGAATCCATTTTTTATCTGCTACTTTAACAAGTAAAAATTTATCTTTTCCATCAATTCTCGTATCACCAACTTTCCTTGTATTGTGCGGCTTATTACCTTTTTTAAAACTTGTAACATTTGCACCCATGTAACCTTTTACATTTTTATTCCAAGGTGTTTGCCCTTTTTGAAATCTATATTTATTGCCAAAATTTTTAAGTCTTTCTTTATCTAATTCTTTTAACTTTTTTATATGTTTATTGGATTTTTTCAAACCTAAAAATTTAGCTTGCGAATATATTGACCTTTCAGAACGTTTTATTATTTCGCATAATTCTTTAATAGTTTTATCTGAATAGTGCTGTTTTAGTAGTTCTATTTCATGCGGTTTCCATTTCGTGCCCATTTCATTTTCTTTTAGTTTTATAAAATTCGTTCCATTTTCTAAGCACAGCAGCTTTCAAGTCATCGCGGTTTATAGCATTAAGACCATGTTTTTTGTTTATGTATTGAATACTATTAGTTTCTTTTAAAACCCTACTTTCAAATACAAAATAAACCCATTTGTCTTTATGTCCGCGCTGAATTTTTAACTGCCATAAATCTTCAAGTGTTCGGCTTTTTGCCTGCTCGGTACGTTTAACTTTCAATAATTCATCCAATGTAGTTTCATCTTTTACGGCAACGCCTGCAACCTGTTCAATTTCATTTACCTTTATAGGCTCAACAAAACCGCAATAAGGACATGCAGCGTGTGTTTTTTCATAAGTCCTAAAACATTCAGTACAATCTTTGTATTCATTATCAATCTGTTCATCAGTATCTTTTCGTTTTCTCTTTTGCATTCCTTCCAATGTCCATTCGCGTGTCATTAGTGGATGCCCATGTAGTTTTTGATTGCCTACGTGGTCAAGTATTAAACAGCGGTCTTTGCCTTCCATAGGTCTTAATCCACGTCCTACAATCTGTAAATATAAACTTAGTGACATTGTACGTCGAAGCATTCCAACAACACTAACCGCTGGTATATCTGTGCCCTCACTTATAAGGTCGCAAAACGTTAAAATCTGAATATCGCGAATCGCGAACTGCGATATTATTTTTTTAATTTCGTTTTCATCAAAGTTTCCATTTATAGAAACCGCTTTAAAACCTGCTTCATTAAACGCCGCTGCTACATTATCAGCATGCTTAATATTTACACAGCTATAAATTGCAGGTTCGCCAGGCGCCAATCGTTTGTATTCATCAACAGCATTGCCCGTTATCGCAGGCTTGTCCATTTCTTTAAATAAGTCATCAGCTTTGTATTCGCCGTTTTTATCTTTTTTAATCTTAGTGAAATCCGCTAACGGTTTAAAGTTGTAATATTCTGGCATTACTAAATTACCCATTTGCACTAATTCAGCTGGCAACGGCCCTAAAACTAAATCTGAAAATACATCCCCTAAACCTTGTCCATCGCCGCGCCACGGTGTAGCAGTAACGCCCAAAACATAAACAGAATCCGCGTAAAAATCTAAAATATCCTTCCAAGTTCCCGCGTTTGCATGATGCGCTTCATCTATTATCAATAAATCAGGCTGTGGCACTTCATTTAACCGATTTTTTAAACTTTGAACGCTGCAAACCTGTGCCGGTATGTAATACTGTTTTGGTCGATTGCCTGCAATAAATCCATGTCTTAAGCCGTATCTTTTGCAACGTTCCGAAATCTGATTAACAAGGTTTTTTTTATGCACTAAGAAATAAACGCGCTTACCTTTGTTTACAGCTTCTAATGCCATATAAATAAACGTTTCAGTTTTGCCGCCGCCCGTTGGTAATACAAATAGAACTTTTTTATTCCCCTGTTGGTAGCTCCCTCTTATATCGTTTACGCTTTTCAATTGATATGGCCTTAGCTGTATTGTGTTCATTTTCTAATTCGTTAAGCACATTTATTAAGTTTTTATAAAATACCAATGTTTGCGGTTCTATTTTTTTCCAGTGCTCAACTGTTTGTCTGCCAACACCTGCACGCCTGCAAAGTTCTGATAAACTTATATCTAAGGCATCGCATCTAAGTAATAATTCAGTAAATGTTTTCATAATTTTTTTAATTTTTCGTTCAATTGTTATGCAAATATAAAAGTAATTTTTAATTTTGTGCTATTATTTAATAAAATATTTTTAAAATTTATGACAAACCAAGATTATCACTCAAAAACGAATTACATATCTAAGTCGCTATTAGATATGATTCACAAGTCACCAGCGCACTATAAGGCATATCTTGAGGGCGAAAAACAGGAACCGACACCTGCCATGATATTAGGTAGCCTAGTACATGGTGTTGTATTTAACCAAAACAATTATGCTGTATTGCCCGAAGGCTTAGACAAGCGCACAAAAGAAGGTAAAGCTATTTATGACATGTTTATGCTAGCTAATAAAGGCACAGAACTGATAGTTACACATGAACAGTACGAGCATGCTTTAAATATTAAGAACGCTGTTTATAGCCATGATAAGGCAGCGCTATTATTACAGAATGGTCAAGCCGAAACATCTATATTTGGCAAAATTGAAGAACTTGACGCTAAATGTCGCGTTGATTTTCTAAATACTAAACATAATGTAATAGTTGACCTTAAAACAACAAATAGCGCGGCACCTGATGAATTTAGCAAATCTGTTTGGAATTATCGCTATCATGTGCAAGCCGCGTTTTATTTAGATTTAACTAAGGCTGAACGCTTCTTTTTTATAGCAGTTGACAAAGAAAAGCCGTTTAATGTAGAACTTTACGAACTTGACCCTGAAGCTATCGAAAAAGGCAGAATTGAATACAAAAAAGATATTGAAACTTTGAAAAAATGCCTTGAAACTAATAATTGGCACGGCTATACTGAAGATAAGAAAATACATATTATTTCACTACCTAATTGGGCTAAATAACAAACCATTATGACACAACTAACAAAACTTCCAACACTAAACGAACTTCTAACTGATAATGAAGACAGTTTAAAACAGAATGCACTTACTGTATTATTGAATCAAGACCCTCCAGCAAAATGGCTTACTGAACACCCAATGATTCGCGGCTATAAATACATTCCTATTGAAAAAATAGAATACTTATTAACAAAAATTTATCCGCGTTGGTGGGTTGAAATTCGCAATACACAGATAGTAGCGAATAGTGTTGTTGTAACTGTTCGATTGCATGTTATCAATCCACTTACAGGGGAAACAGAATGGCAAGATGGTATTGGTGCTGCGCCCGTTCAAACTGACAAAGGAGCAGGCGCTACAGATTGGAATGCCGTTAAAACCGATGGTGTTCAAAAAGCCGCACCTGCTGCCGAAACATACGCCGTTAAAGATGCAGCCGAAAAGTTCGGTAAAATATTTGGACGCGATACTGCACGTAAAGGTTCAATGAATTATACTGATTTGCTGAAAAAATCGGATTTTAATAGTGAATTAGAAAAGTGATTTATTTAAGCCAAATGTGCAAAAAAAATGCAGTTTTGGCTCGTTATAATCAAAATAATTGTTATATTTGTGCTGTTGATTCGGCTTCACAATTAGAATCATAAAGATATTAAAAGCCATGCTTGAAGTTGGTAGTGAAGCCCCGACTGATAGTGTGGCTTTGTTTTTTAAAAAATTTATGTTATGGAACTTAAAATTAAAGAAGAATTTAAAAAGCTGATTCCACCGCTTACGCCCGATGAATACAAACAGCTTGAAACAAATTGCATTGAAGAAGGTATCCGCGATGCTATTATTACTTGGAATGGATATATTATTGATGGGCACAATAGGTATAAGATTGCACAGGATTGGCAATTGGGTTTTAATACTATTGAAAAGGCTTTTGAAAGTGAAGAATACGTTAAAGAATGGATGATTATAAATCAATTTGGACGTAGAAATTTAAGTAATTATGATAGGGCTAAACTTGGCTTAGAATTAAAAGAAATTTTAGAATATAAAGCTAAGTTAAAAGAATCATTAAGAAAATCTATACAACAAACTAAAGCAATTGATTTAGAAAATATAAAACCTGAACAAAAAGCAATTGTTGAAATTTTATCAGGATATAAAAAAAGAGCTTATGCTACACCTGATAAAATATATTTTATTCAGAATGAAGATAAAGTAAAAATTGGAGTATCTAATGATGTTGAAAGTAGATTAAAAGATATTAAAAAACATATTCCAGATTGTCATTTAATTGGTTATTGCGCTGGTGGTATAGATTTAGAAAAACAAATACATAATTCTTTAAATGAATGCAAATTACATAATGAATGGTTTAAATTAAATGATTTAAGCATTACATTAATTAAATCTTTTGTTGAAAATTGCGACTTTTCTTATTTAAGAAAAGTCAATTCATATAAAGAAGCATCTGAAAAATTTAAAATTGGTATCGATACAATAGCAAAAGTTAAAAAAATTGAACAAAAGGCAGCACCTGAAATTAAAGAAAAACTATCAACAGGTGAACTTACAATTAACCAAGCTTATCAGGATATTAAGAAAGAAGAAAAGAAAATTAAATTTGAAGAATCTAAGCAAATTTTTGAAAAAGAAATAAAAGTAGAAAATATTAATCAAATTATAATTCATGGAGATAGTATAGAAATTCTTAAAAATTATAATGGTCCTAAATTTGACCTTTTATTAAGTGACCCACCTTATGGGATGAATTTTAAAAGCGGATGGAGCGATAAAAATAAAATTGCAAATGATAAAATTGAAGATACTATTGAGTTATTTGAATCTGTTTTAATAGAATCGGTAAAACATTTAAAAGAAGATGCCCATTTTTATTTATTTGGAAGTATTGATTATGTAGGACAGTTAAGACCTATTATTGAAAAATATCTTATTTTAAAAAATATTCTAATTTGGGATAGAAAAATAATTGGAATGGGTGACCTTAAATCTTATGGAAAATCTTTTGATGTTATATATTTTGGAATAAATAAAAAATGGAAAGATTTAAATGGTACAAGAGATAAAGATTTACTTTCATTTAATAGATGTGACCCTAATAAAATGATTCACCCTACAGAAAAGCCTATTGATTTACTTGAATATTTAATTAAAAAAAGTACTAATCAAGGCGATTTAATTCTTGAACCATTTGCTGGTGGAGGAAGTACACTTTTAGCAGCAAAAAATACAAATAGATTATGTACAGGAATTGAAATAGAAAAAAATTATGTAGATTTAATTAAAACAAGAATATGATTTTTAATGAATATGTTATAGAAAAATTTAAACAAGGTTTAATAGGAGAAGATATTTTTAGAAATTTTTTATCTAAGCGTGGAATAAAATTTATGCAATTAGATATACTTTGGGAATATCAAGAAAAATGGTATGTTGGGGAAATCAAAGCACAAGAAAAATTTATTAAAGGTTCAGGTTTTCCTTTTGATGGTCATGGTTTACCACCTTATCAAATGAAAAAAAGAATTGAATTTGGCAAAGCAAAAGATATTATACCAGTTTTTATTGTTTATGATATAAATGATAAATGTATATATTGGCAATTTTTTGAATATTTAAATTCTTTACCCGATGATAAAAAAAAGCTTACTAAAACAAAAAAACGTATAATTTTTGATATAACATGTTTTAACAAAATTTTGAATTTATCAATTTAATTAACTTTTTCTTGAAACTTTCAATTTTTCATCTTACCTTTGCCTCAACGGCGGTTCATCCGCTTAACCGCTGTTCATAAAGTGCAGCGGTTTTTTTATTTGAAATGTTAACAGATGTTACGGCAAGTGTAACACGCAAAACGTTGATAATCATTACATGTTACGCGTTAACAGCTGTTACGGCAAAAACTACGCACATACACACATACACACGTGTGAAACAATATTAAAACACACACACATGTATGTAGAAACTAGTGTAACATGTGTAACAGTGTAACATACTATGATTATCAATACTTTATATGTTACATTAAGTGTAACAAGTGTTAACAATAATAATATAAATAATAAATAATATAAAATAATAAATAAACTTTAAGATAGATATAGGCTTAAAACGTATTTAAAAGGCATTTTAAGACATTTTTATTGTAAAGTGGTGTGTATATATCAAAAAGTATTTAAAGTTGCTTAAAACGAAAATATGAAAGAAAAGGGAAGACCTTTAAAGTTTAATTCACCTGAAGAATTGCAAAAAAAAATAGAATCTTATTTTCAATGGTGCGATTCAAGAACTAGAATTAAGCATTTAGTTACTAAAGACGGTGTTCAAGAAGTTGTCGAAAGTTTTCCACGCCCTTACACAGTTGAGGGGCTTGCTGTTTATTTAGATACATGCCGCGATACTTTATTGAATTATTCAAACAACGAGGCTTTTTTCGACGTTGTTAAACGCGCAAAGCAAAAAATACTAGCTAATAAAGTTGAGGGCGGCTTAGATAGAACCTATGATATGGGTGTCGCTAAGTTTATGCTTATCAATAATTATGGCTTTAAAGAAAAGCATGAAACAGCTGAAGATGACAAAAACATTAACATAAACATTCAGTACCCACCTGACACTAAGTAGTGCCGCGAACTATTGACATACAACTGTTTAAGCCGCACACAGGGCAAAAACGTATTTTAAATAATAAGCGAAGGTTTAACTGTATTGTTTGCGCACGCCGTTTTGGTAAAACTGAATTGATTACTTCTGTTGCATTGCCGTTAATTTCGCCAGCTGTGTTTGAAGGTAAGTTCGTTGGTATCTTTGTCGATGACTTTAAGGACTTTGCGCAAAGCTGGAATAAGATAGTTGATACTTACAAGACAGTTGCTGAAGGCGGCATCATTAAACACAAAGATGAAACTTCAAAGATAATGCAATTCTTAAACGGCGGCGTTTTAGAAGTTTGGTCCATCGGAGATGAAGGGCGAAAAGACAAAGGCAGGGGCCGCAAATATCACAGGGTTATTTATGAAGAAACACAAAAGATACCTAGCCACATTTTAGAATATCATTGGAAAACAGTTGCACGCCCTACCTTAACAGACTTTAAAGGTGAGGCGTTTTTTATTGGCACCGCTGCAGGTAAAGATAACTACTGGTATGAACTATGCCGA